CAGTAGTTAACGTCGTATAACCTGATGTACTCCAAGCATTAGTTTTATTAGCATTTTTAAAAACCCAACTACATCCTGTTTCGTTTACTGGTAAATCTCCAAACTTACCGGTACCGTTATCCCAATCGCCAGTAGCAGAATGTATAGGATAAGCATACAAAACATAGTCAACAGGTAGTTCACTAGCTTCAGCTAGGTATAGCTTTATACTAGAACTGAAGTTAGTATTACCTATTTTATTATTTACAACATTATCAATATCATCATTACCGAACTGTATCAAGATTCTAGCTGCTTGACCAGTACCGTCTACTACTCCTGGGTAACCTCCAACTTCTATTATTTCATCTTTACCTGCATTACTTGTATTCTGCTCAGTATATATAAAAGTATCTTTATCGGGAAATATTCTATAAATTGCCATTTTATAATGTTGTTGTTCTTCCTGTAATATCTCTATTAGGAAATTTTAATTCAAAAATCATAGTATCGTAAGAAGGGTAAACTATGTTATTTTTCGTAGCTCCTTTTATATCGTAAGCATACTGTGAATAGTCGCCTCCTTGTTTATTTACTATTTCTACTTTACTAACTGTTTGTACTCCTACTACTTTATCTAATACACTATATATGCTAGATAAGTTAATAGGTTGGTTTATATTCCATTTACTAATATTAAAATAATCTTGTAAAGTTAAATTACATTGTAAAAGTACATCTCTGCTGTTATAATTAGGTCTAACTAAAATATCGTAGTTTATTCCAAAATTAACTACAAAAGCATCTTTTATATTTAATGCATCTGTTATAGGCATAAAATACGACATATAAGTTTTTAAATTACTTTTTAAAGTGTCTGATGCTGTAATTAATTTATTATCGTTATTAAATGCTAGTACATATAATGATATCGCTAAAGGATTACTATCGATAATACTATCAGTCATAGATTGAGTACTATTTAATTCATCCTGAGTAACAAATACTTTACCTACGGTACCAAATTTAGGATCTAATGATAATGCTCTTATCGTATAATCTTGTAAAGTAATAGTTCTTTTTTGCTCTGCAAATGCTCTTAGAGAATTTTGTCTTATTTCTTCTATAGTATCCCCATCTTTACCTCCTGCTGCTGCTTTTGGGTTATTAACCGCTAATGTATTCAAGTATGTAGTATCGGTTGCCGAAGTGGTTCCAGTAAAAGATGTTAAAGTATTAGCAGGTGCATTTGCTTGAACTCCTCCTCCTACTAAGTATTTTACAGTTATAGTTGTATTTGAAGGTGCTAAACCGTAAGTTTGGGTATTTAAAAAATTAGATGGATCATATGCTTTATCTAAATTATTTAAACCAGGAAAATTATTAGTATTAGATTCAAAATCATAATTAAAACCGACATTAGCAGGATTCGGTGTAAAAACAGAGTCGTCATTACCTGTAGTACCGGCACCAAATTGAATCGTAAGATTTCCTGCAGAGTTAAATCTAGTAACAAATCTTTTAGGAACTCTTTGCAGTTTGATAGTATTGGGTACTTTATCAGCATCTGTTCCAACATTTGCTTCGTCTACAAATACACTATCCTGACCTAAAGTAGGTACTTCGTACCATCTAGTAATATCATCGCTAGAAGAATCAGTAATTTCCAAAACTCCTATTATATTTTTATCTTCTATAACAATAGTATCAAATTTTTTAGCAGTAGTAAAAGTTTGAGAAAGAGATTTAACTGTACCTGAAAATGCTTTAATTTTCTTAGTTAATAAGAATTCTGTAGGTAGACCGTTAGCTATTTGACTAATTACTACTTCAGTAGGATCTAAAGAACTTGAAAAATTAAAATCTACTTTATTTTCTATAAAAAATTTAGGATTACCTGAGCTAGTCCCAGTAATAGTTGAATTTTCATCTATAGTTATAGCTTGATCCCAGTTAGGAGTATTAGTAGTTGGATTAGCACTTACATTTTGAGTTACAACTATTTCAGCTTCTGCTGCATTAGTTACTTTAGGACTATAGCCCATCATATAAGCCATAGTGTATAGGTTACCAGGTTGTTTAGCAAATTGTAAAAAAGTTTCCTGTAGTTGTGTATCTTGATAAAAAGATAACACATCTCCTACGTATGCTGCCATTTCTATAAACATCATACCTGGAGAAGTAGGAGAAAAATCATTAAAAGTATCAGGAAAATAGTTTTTAGCATATTCTATAAGTTCCTGCCTATAATCGGAAAATTCTCTAGCTACATATTTTATATCTCTAGTTTCAGCCATTATTGCTCAAAATTAATTAATACTTCGTCTTCTATATTACTATCTTTTATAGCATATTTTAAAAATAACCTTATAGTATTAGTATTTGGTTCGCCACTTACTTGTAATTCAGTAGCTATTACTCTAGGAAAAAACTCACTTAACCCTTGTCTAACTATACGTTTAGCTCTATTAATAGTTTCTTCATTAATATTTTCAAACATAACATCTCTAAGTAGAGTTCCAAAACTAGGATTAAAATATCTTTCACCAACTCCAGTTAAAAAGTAGTTAATTAAATTAGCTTTAATAGCATCTTTAGTTTGAAATGTAGAATTAAAAACCGCTCTACCACTAAAAGGCAAAGATACTCCGATTGCTTTTCTAGGTTGGAGATCTAACGGATTAATTTTTTTTCTATTATATGCCATTTTAACTTATTCCTAATTTCCCTTTATCTATTTCTATAGATTTATTATATACTGCTCCAGCTTTTTTAACAAAATCAAACTGGCTAATATCTAGTCCAGGCATTGGTCTGCTACTTTCTCCAATACCCATAGATGAAGCCATCGAAGAAGCAAAGTTAGGTTTTTTGACCATATCTGAAGTTCCGTTAATTACGTTTCTATATTCATCTCTAGTCATTGATTCTCTAGTTTGATTTAGCATTTCTTGTAATGGAACTGTTCCTGGGTTAAGTTCACCTGTTGACCAAGTTCTTTTTAAGTCCTTTTGTTTTACTTCTCTGTAACTGTTTTTTGAATCATTAATATTAGGAGTACTCGCTACTTTTACTGCTTCGGTAAGCATATCTTGTAACTCAGCTTTTACAGCTGCTCTTACTTCTTCTCTAATGATTTTCCTTAATTGTTCAAGTTTCATAATTATAAATAGTTAATTTATGCAAGTTGATTATCTAATCTAAATTTTAATTCATCTAAGAGTATTTTAGTATCAGAACTAAAAGATGGTTGACCTCTTAATACTATTACTCCTATATTGTCTTTTGCTACTGCTAGTCTTCTTTTAGCTAATGAGTCTATTGAATTATCATCAATAATAGCAAGTGTATATTTTCTACCATTAGCTGCTATGTAATTATAATCTTCGTCAGGTGTTCCTTCTGTCCCTGTGTTCTCTAAAGGCTGTACAGCTAATAATAGTTCTTTAAGTTCTGCTTCTTGTTCTTCTTCTAAGACTTGTGCACATTCTTCAATATTATCGTTAACCCCGCTAAGAAGTTCTCTAATATTATCAAACGAAGGAACTACTCCTTGAAGTAGTGAATTACAAGCTTGTAAATCATCTTCTAAATCGTCTAGTAAAAGCCTAACCTTTACCAATCTATCAGCTTGGGAAGTAGTATATCCAGCAGTTTTAACTGAAAATAAACCCCCTCTATCGAAATCACTATATGAAGGACGTGCACCTCTAGCTAGCTTAGTTCTATTTCTTTTTAATAATCTTATTAATCTATTAGCTGCTCTAATAGGTCTTCTCAATTTTCTAGGAATAGAACTAAATTTATTAACTTTTTTTTGAAAAGTATTAACTACCCTGAGCATATTATTAGATGCTTTTACTATTTTTATAAGTTCTTTATTGTCCGGGCATCTATTAGAAAATTTACTTAATAATTTAACTGTTTCAGTTTGTATTCTAGCTTCTAACTGACCTTGAATATTTCCTAGCTGATTAGCTATAAGAGCTGCTATTTGTGATCTTAATGCCATTATTCAGTAAATACTTTTTTGGACTTAAGTGTAGAGGGTCCATTAGGGTTAATTCTATTTTTTAAAGCTTGTATTACAGGTTTAGCTTGCAATCCCCTTTTATTTAAAGCAGGTATAGGATGATTTTTAATAGTTCTAGCTCTAGCCATATCATTAGCCATACCTTCTAACATATTTAATAAGTTCATTAAAAATCCTTCCATTTGATTACCTAAAACTACAGGTTCTTTAGACAGTTTATTTGCTGCTCTTGCAGCTGAACCAAGAAATATACTAGAACCGTCTAGACAGAGATATTTTTTAGAATCTAAATTAATAGTACCTTCAGTATTTAAACCTATAGATTTTACACTAGATAACTGTATATCGTGTTCTTTAGCATTAAAGTATAATCTTCCACCATTAATTATAACTTGATTACCTTTAAATTGATCTGCTTTAGTAGGAGCTTCATCCCAAGCATCCCTTTTTGAACTAG